AATGTCTTCGTTTTGTTCAGCAGTCCAAGTAGAACCGTTTTGAGATTTAAATAAAACACCTGCATAAGGTTGTTGTGATATTGTTCTATCAGAACCAATAACAGTTTCACCTAATCTAGCAACATAAGCAGTATAATTATTTGAGTTTGCTAATAATACAAAACAGTATTCTGTATTTTCTTGTAGATAAACTGGACTATCAAAAGTAAATGTTGTAGCAGTTGTAGCATTATCACTAATATTTACTAAACTAGGATTTAAAGTTTTTTCACTAAATGGTAAAATTGTCTTACCTGGATATCCATTTACAACTTCTCTAATTTGTAAGGTAACAGGAATATTAGAATCTTTACTTGCAAAGTATATATCTAAAGAAGTTACAAAAGCACCACCAGTATCATCAATTAGGAAAGTTTGTGCTAATGGGTCAACCCAACCAATTGTTCTTTCACTTGCACGTGTAGATGTTCTCACAATTGATCTTGTATCAGCTGTACTTTCTCTAACAAGTTGTGGTTCTCTTGTAGAGATAATAGTATTTTGTACAGTTTCTAAAATACCTCTAGCAATATAATCTGCCTCTGCTGAAGTTTCTACGTCTGTTCTTGCGTCTGTAGATGAACTTGTTAATCTGAATACTCTTGTACCTGTTCTCCATCTAGGATTAGAATCTATAGTTGGACTAGGTATAGTAAATGTTCCAGATACAGCACCATTATTATCTGTTTCTAAGTTTGCACCAGATGAAGGTGTTATGTAAGAAGAAATATCTATATTGTCAAAGAAAGCATAAACTCTAGTGTTTGGTTTCATTCTTGTTGCTTCAAATGTAAGTGTTCTACTTCTTATAAATGGAACAAAAGCAACATTTATTATTCTGTCACCAATTGAATTTCTAACTACTTGTGGAACTATTCTTTGTCTAACGCCTGTTCTTGTTTGAGAAACTGTTTGTTCAGTTGTAACTTCGGTTCTAGTAAAGAGTCTTCTACCTTGCATTAAATGACCACCTACATCTCTACTAGAAACATCTCTAGGTGCGCCTGTCCAAAAATCTTGCCAGTCATTCCATATTGTACCAATTTCAAATCCGTTTAATGCCTCATTGCCTAAATTAGAAGTAAGAGTATCAAATCCACCTATATTATTAATTGTTAATTCTGGAGCTCTTTCTGTTTCTTTCCATTCATCACTTGGAGGCGTTAATTTAACTGTACCCGACCAAGTGAATACATCAAATGGATTTACGTTTAAAGTTTTACTCGCATATGGTTGATCTATTAAAGTTGTTTCTGTGTACGGTAAAGTAATTAGATCACCTGTTTTTGCATAATTAGCTGTAACTCTATCAGATTCAATAATTGCAGTACCATCTTCATCTCTTTCAATTAATTTTACAGCATCCTCGTTAAACATAGGTCTTAATTCACCTTTTGCCATATCCATAGCAATTGCATAATCAACATTACCTACATCACCAATACCGTGACCTGTAAAGTTATCTACTACAAATCCGTTTTTGAATCTATCAAAACCTTCAGCGTCTTGTATTTGTAAATTTTGTGCTTGTGTTTCTAATAAAGATAATTGAGTATAGTATTCTAAATTTTCTATTCTACTTTCTAACTTACCAATATCTCTCATTGTGTATCGTTTGTTATCTACTTTTTTAATTGTAATATCTTCAGTAGATAATGTATAAGCAGGAATTTCTAATGTGTAAAGGTGCATTGCACCGTCTAATATTTTAGGTACTTGCGGATTTAAAGAACCTGCACCTTCAATAACTTTAAAGTTACCTTCTTTATCTAAAAAGATTTTATCTATTCTAGGTAAATAATATTCAAAGTCAGCTGTAATACTTGATCCAAATTTAACTACATCAACAGTTGTTGCGTTGTTTGTAGTATCAAAATCTCTATCTTGTCCACCTGAATTAATAGTTGAATCATAAGCAACTTGTGGTCTAAAATCTAAACAATCTCTTAATTGAAAAGTTTGACCTGTAGTGTCAGATTTATAAACAGGAATGTTTGCGTAATCTATAACTCCTGAATATGAATCTACATCAAAGTAATCTCCGTTACCGTGTTCGAAATGATCGAAAGTAATTCTTAAAGAACCAGTTGGTTCTAATTCACCTGATTTTAATTTTATTCTGCCTATATCATAGTAGTTATCTCTTTGTCCATTATCTAATTCATATCTACTTGTAATATCAATTTCACCAGATGAACTATAAGCACCAAAAGCAGTTGCCATAGTTACTGATACTAATTGAAAAATGTCTGTTCTTCCTAAATTAATACCACCTTGTTTAACAGCGTCTGCAAGTGAAGTTACATCTTTTGTTTGATTTTCTCTTAAAGTTTTTGTTTTAGAACCAGCAGTTGATCTATTTACAGTTGCAAGTATTTTTATTTTTGAATTTGCATAGTTAGCACCAAAATCAAATACGACTGTTCCTGTACCTGATGGTTGAGAGAATATAGGATTACTTTCGTGGTTATTACCTATACTTGTTAATGTGTCTCCTGTTTCACCATCAGTTGAACTACCACCTTTTTCATCTACAGATATTACATAATCTGCGTCTGAAGCTGAAGATGGAAATGCCTCGTTTGTTCCAGCAGTAATTTGTCCAGAACCACCTGATAATGTAACAATAAATTGTCTTCTAACTGAAAAACTTGTATCTGTGATATTAGAATTAGAAGCAGTTTTTAAAGTCTTTATATTTCTATAAGGTAATTTAAATATAGAAATGTTTTTATTTGCGTCTTGTAATTGTGCTCGTCTTCTTGTTGCAATTGTTTTTGTAGAAGCAGCAACAGTTACAGATGTTAAAGTTAAACTAGTATCAGATATAATTGCCTCTACTAATTTAGTTTCTGTATTTCCACTATCGTTTGTAAATGAAATAGAGTCACCAATTCTTAATTCTGTTGTAAATTTTGTATTAATACCAATAACACTTGCTGATCCTGAACCTATATCTAGTGTTCCTGTTATTGTTACGTTTTCAGCATTTGAACTATCTAAAGTAGTATCAGATGTGTAAGGTGCTGAACCTGCCATATAAATTTGTTTAGTAGCTGAGAAATCGAATGTTTTAACACCTTTAAATCCTACAGCGTCTGCTTGTATTGTAGCAATATTACTTGATGAACCACCTACAATTGTTTCACCAGGAATAAATGTACCGTTGACACTTGATAGAACAACAACACCGTGAGCAGCAGATGCTGAAGTAAATCCAGTTACGTTAATACTTGTTGTTCCGTCTGTATCGTATAATTCAAAAGTAGTTGCGTTTGGATTTCTTACAGTATAAACAGCAGAGGTTACAGGACTTGAATCTACTTGATAAGTTCCTGATAAAGTAATTTGTTGTCCTTCTTTAAAATTATGGCCAGCTGAAATAGTTACAACACCAGGACTAGCAATTGAAATTGAAGTAACTGATTTTGAATCAACAGCAGATAAACTTTCTAAAGTACCTTTTGCACCTGAAGTTGAACCTGTTACTTCTTCTCCTGTAGTAAATGTTTGATCAGTTGTGATGTTCAAATGTGTGAACATATTAATATCAAACAAGTAGTGTTTGTAAACTGAACTTGTTAAAGAAGCACTTGAATAAATGTTTGCAGTAGCAGAACCAGATTTATATTCAAACCCTTTTGACTTTGCACGACCTATAGCATTTAATCCGACACCTGAACCTGCATTACCTGTACCACGTGAACTTGTAGCAACATTATATAAATCTACTTTTTTAAATGCGTCTGTTTCGCCTGATACTGGTCCAACGTCTGGTGTACCGTAAATATTTGTTACATTAACATAGTTACCTACATCAAAATTTGTTTGAAAAGCATTTTGTGTATTGAAAGAACGTGCCTTATTAATATCAACAAATGATGTACCAATAGTTTCAATTTCATATCCTTGTACATATGCTTTACCTGGAGATAAACCAGCAGCAATTTTACTTTCTAAACCACCGTTAGCGGCTGTGTAGATACCTCTATTGTTACCTGAAATTAAATGTTCTCTTAAATCTAAATCAAAATCTCTAACAGCGTAGTCGCCTGATTCGTCAAATGTTCTTCTAGCAAATGTATCTTCTAATACAGCGTATTCTGTTGTTCTAACTTGATTTTGTAAAATACCGTTTGATAGTCTTAATAACTCTACAAAGTTTGCGTCTTCGTTACTTGCAATTGTTTTTTTAGTTAATGTTAAATCTATTTTAAATCTATGAGCACCTGGAGCGTTTGTATTTGAAACACCTTGTGCATTGTCATTTAAAGAATTATCTTGGTTAGGTGTAATAAAAGATTCAGTAACTATTAAACCAACTCTATAACTTGGTGTATTTGTATATTTGTCTAATATGATTGTTTGATTTGTTACTGATACTAAAAATCCGTTGATGTAGTAAGTACCTTCTTGTACTTGAGCAGCACAACCTGTAGCAGTTGTATCTACGATTGCTGAAACAGCAGTCGAATCACTATTTGTTCCTGTAATTGTTTCACCGTCTGCAAATGCAAAAATATTTTTGTTTGCACCACCTGATTTGTTATACTTAACATATAAAGTATCAGGATCAGTACCGTCTGTAGCAACTCTATTTACAATTGTTGCTGTAATACCTGAAGTAGAACCTGTTAAAACTGTTCCGTCTGTAAAATCTGATAAAGTATTTGTACTGTCTATACTTGTTAATTTAACAGCATAATAGTTGAGATCATAACCGATTTCACCAGGAATGACCATTGCACCTTTTTCAAAAAAGTGGTCACCTAATTTCTCAATCTGATTTTGTAAGATTGTTTGTGATTGTGTTAACTCTCTTGCCTGAACAGCAAAAGCTGGTCTAAACAATATTCTATGAAACTTCTTACTTTCGTTGAAGTCATCATAGTATGGCGAGAGGTTAAAGTCAGTTGGACTTGGCATTTATCTCCCTTTTAAAATTCAATGACCAGTTTAATATTTTCCGTCTGATCGGTTGCTCTTTGTATTGGTGTTCTATTTTCAACATATAATATATCTGCACTATCGTGGTCAATTTCAGGATCAGAATATCCAGAAATAAATGAAACATTGTTTACAGTAGAAGTAACAGATGTGTCAGGTGTTCCTGTTGCACTTGAACCTTGTCCTGTAATTACGTTTGCACCAGAAAATGCAGTTAAGTTACCATTACTATCAATACCAGCATCATTGTGTCTTGTTTGAATGTAATATAAAATATTATTTACAGAATCCCACTCAACAACTTTACCAACAGCGCCTGTAGTTGCCTGATTTATTTCTTCATCAACACTAAATGTGCCTGGTGCTGGCGAAGCAGCAATTTTAATTGACTTAGTTAATCTTGCAGTATTTGAAGTTACAGCAACAGCAGATTTAGTAGGATCTCTTAATAAAGCAATTTTTCTAAAATCGTTTACAGCAGAAAAGTCTCCTGTGTTTGCAGATTCAGTTCCTTCAAGTGAAGTATTTAACATCACAAAGAATCCACCTAATTCTTCAGCAGCATTTGCACCGTGTCCACCTTTAGGTGGAATAATTACATCTAATTCTGCACCTGCTAAACTTGTTGCACCAGCAGCAACGATTTGAGCGTTACTTACTGTACCAAAAGTGTATCCTGTTCCTCTTGTTGTAACAGTTACCGAAGTTACAGAACCACCTGAAACTACAACTTCGCATAGTCCTCCTGTACCGTCACCTCGTATTGGTATGTTTGAAAATGTTCCGTTTGTTCCGCCTGAACCAGCAGATTTAATTTTTATTATATCTAATGCACCATCTATAGCAGCAGAAATTACATTTGATTGATCTGCACTTGCACTACCATTTGGTGTAACTGCCATAAAATCTGTAGATAAGAAATTTGCTTGTTGAGCAGCAGATAAAGTGTACATATATTTCCATTTATATCCGTCTGCGGTAGTAATAACTGAAGTTGAAACTCCTGTTGGTTGATCGGATACCGTTGCACCATTATTATTGTCTATACATTTATATACGTTTCTGTCCGATGTTAATACATAAAAAGTAGAATCAAATAAAGTAGTTGCGCCACTATTTGATGTATTTCTTGTTGTTGTTGAACCTGTTACGTATTCGCCGTAATCGTGTCTGTAAATATCGTAAACAACTCCAGATGTCCAGTTTCTTCTTGGAATAACGTAAGATATATCTGTTGATAAAACTCGTTTAGCAGCAACCAAGTCATCAAAAGTATAAAACTCTCTAACAACTGTATCGCCTGGTGTAATAGGATTTGTATCAGTTCCTTCGTAATCTGTTCTACTATCAGCTCTTGTTAATGTTCCAAAAGCCTGTGGTCTACCAATTCCTAGATAATAAACATTTGGTGAAGCTTCAGAGAATGACTCTGAAAACTGTTCAGCATTGTTTATTCTAAATTTATTTGTTATTATTGCTGGCATAGTTTTTTATTTCTTCCTTACTCAATATTTATACAAGTTTTTTCATCATTATATTGTTGATACATCTTTAATTGTTATTGTTCCTGCCATAGCTGAGTGATATTGACAAACATAATAATAATTTCCACTTATACTTGCTGGAACTCTCCAATATAATGTACCAGATACTTTTAATAATGCACTTGCACCTGTTGTTACTGTACCATCTGTAGCTACGTGAATTAAACCTTCTGAATATCCGTTTCCAGATGAATAAGCACCTGATACCGTTTGAATATGAAAAGGGTGACCTGAAACATTTAAATTAAAAGCGTATGTATGACCATTAAATAAATAAATTGTTGGATTATTAGTTGTGCCATAATGACTTGAAAATCTGTATGCACTAGAACTATTATTTGTTACATCAAAACCAGCAGCTGATTGATAATTTGTAACAAAACTTAAATTACCAGAACCATCTGTTTTTAAAACTTGACCTGATGTTCCATCTGCTGTTGGGTGTGATAAACCATCTATAATAACTTTACCTGTTCCATCAGGTGTAATTGAGATATTACCATTTGATGTTGATACTATTGAATTACTATTAACATCTAAATTTCCACCAAGCTGCGGAGTTGTGTCATCTACGACCTCACCACCTGAATCTGCAACAACATTAAATCTCCCTTGTGATGAAGACCACTTTAAAATATATCCATCAGCAATACCTGTTAAGTTAACGTCTGTATGTGCTGATACTGAACTGTTTTCATCTAATATTCTAACCCAACCACTTCCAGATGAATAATACGGTCTATTTCCTAATGTATCAAAAGCATACATTCCTACATACGTAGAAGAAACTGGTAAAGAACCAAATCCGTTAAAATCAAATTTTATTTTTGAACCTGAACCTGTTAAATCAACTGTTCCTGATCCGTCTAAACTTAATCCTGTTATTGTAGTTGTTGTATCACCTAAATTAATTACATCACTACCTAAAGTGAATGATGAATTTGCTAATGAAGAATTTGGTACACTTGATACTGTTAATTCTATTCTATTATTATTAATAGTAGTTGATATACCAGAACCACCAACAATTTCAAAACTACCACCTAAACTTACATTAAAATTAGTTGAAGTATCATCTCCAATAGTAATTGTAGAATTTAAAAGTTTAGAATTTTCTATTGAACCTGCTAATTGAGCATTTGTAATTGTTCCTGTTAATGAGGAAGTTGGATAATTTGTTGCGTCTGATAAGTTAAGTGCTGGTGTAGCATCTGTGTCACCTAAATTTAATGTAGTACCACCTAAAGATATAGTTGAATTTGATAAAGAAGAATTGCCTATATTTGATAGTGTATTATTTGAACCACTTATTGTTTTGTTTGTTAAAACATCTGAAGATGTTTCAGTAACAATTGATCCATCTGTAGATAATACAATTCTATTGTTTTCAATGGCAGTATTAATACCTGAACCACCAACTATTTCAAAACTTCCTCCTAATGGAATAGTAAAGTTGGTAGATGTGTCATCACCAATTGTTATAGTAGAATTTGCTAATTTTGAATTTTGTATTGTTATTAAGGCACTATTAGGTATATTTTGTAAAGTGTTATTAGATCCACTTATAATTTTATTTGTTACGGTGTTACTACTAGAATCTGTTAAAAAAGTACCAGAAGTTAATGTAGTACCATTACCAATGGCAGTATAAATTTCATTAAAGTTATCGTTAATTAGATCACCAGCATCACGGAGGTTAGTACCTGTTCCGTCATTAGGACTTACACCTAAATTAATTGATTGTTTAGACATATGTATATTTATAATCTTTTATTAAGGGTTTGTATTATCCATTGTAAATTGGTTATTATCAAATTTAATCAAAGTATTACTGAATAATGGTTGTGATAATGCTACTTCAGTAGGCAATGCAAAGTTTGTCTTCACTTTTTGACCTTCAGCGTTTGAAGTCATTAAGAAGATACCTGGTCTACCATCTAATGATGATCTTGTTCCTTGTACTTTGATTTCATTTAATATTTGAAACGTAATACCACTACCTGGATTATTAATATTAAATGCTGTATTTGCAAGTCTATTAATTGTTCCAAAACGTGGACCTGCATATGCAAATCCTTGTGATATGTTTACATTATCAATTGTTCTTCTCAATCTACTCAAATAATCTATTTCAATATTTGGTCTACTTAAAGTTAAATCTCTAGTATTAGGTGTAAAGTGTTCTACAGTATTTGGATTTAAGTCAACGTCAGCAGGTATATTTGCTGTTGCTCTTAAAGTTGTACCGTCATCTACTGTTCCTAATCTTCTACCAAATAGTGTACTGAATAAAGTGTTAAGTATAGAGAAGATAGGTATTTCAGAAACACCAGATACAATACCATCTACAGGTGATTTAATTCTTAAACTTAATCTATTTTCTAAATCTACTTGACCTGTAAAATAGAAACCTGCTGTGTGCATTGTTTTTTTAAATGAATCACGCCAACTATTAATAGATTGACCTACTTTTAATACATAAGAGAAATCCTGATAGTATAAACTATCTTGTATTTTCATTGTTGACTCAGAAACAAATCCATCTTCATTTAAAAACTTACCATCTGTATCACCTACAGACACTACATTAACTATAGCATTTGCAACATCTAATTTTTTCAATGTTGCTGATCCACCACTTGTTGATGTAATTGTTTCTCCTACAATAAAACTATTTGTTACGTCTTTAACTTTTAATAAATTTCTATCATCATCAAAACTAACTTGTGTACCTGTTGCACCTGAAAGTGATCCTGTAATTGTATCATCTGTTGCAAAACTACCTGTAACTGAAGTTAAAATTAAATTATTTCTAAATGTGATTGTAGGCGGAGTTGGGGATGCCTCGTATCCTTCTCCTAATTCATTTGTTTTTAATCCTATTACTCTACCAATTTCAGCACCATATGCTAATACATTTGATCCTGTACCAGTAGATGATATAACAGAAACAGATGGTAGGGTTTTATATCCACTACCGTTATTTGTAAGGTAAATATCTGTAATGTCATTTTCAACATCTCCTAAATTAGGACCTGTTTCTGTTTCTTGTACAATTTTATTTCCAAAGTATTGATCTCCTCTTGTAGTTTCATCTTCTAATACAATGTGATCTTCACCATCAGTTCCTGTGGTTCCTGATTCTTGTCTAAGTCCACCACCAACAACTGCAACAAAACCAGCAGCATTTACACCTTGTGTTCCTGTATTATCAAATTGTAAAAGATCACCTACAGTATAACCAGAGCCGCCATCATCTACAATAACTTCTTCAATTCCACCTGAACCTAAATCATTAATAGTAAAACTAGCACCAACTCCTCCACCTGTAACTGTTACTATATCAGTTGTGTCATATAAATTACCATCATTAACAATTGTCTTAGTTCCTGGAATACCTGTAATATTTGCCTTTATAAAATAATCATCTAAATCACTTGAGGTTCCAGTTATTTCTTCTCCAATAATAAAAGTACCATTAAGTGTTTTTGTGTTAACTATAAATTCAGATATTTCTTTTGAACCTATAATAAATTTTTTAATTGACTCAACAATAGCTGTTGCACCTGAATTTTTTCCAGTAATTGTACGTCCTACTAAATTAGTTGTATCACCTACACTTGCAACCGCTCTTAAAACTTTTTGAGTATCCCAATTACCATCAGACACACGTAACATTTGTGTTCTAGGATAAAATGTTTCTGAGGCTTCATTAAATAATATTCTAAAAAATAATTCGTGTCCTTTTTGAGTACCTTTTAAACGGTACATAGACTTTATATTTTTAATTAAATTTCTTTTATCTAATCCTATTGTTAATTCTTCAGGTATTGTTTTTAAAAACTCATTTCTAAACTTTGTTAAGAAATCAGAAATAACTTTATCTGGATCTCTAAAGTTTAAAAGTTGTTGTATGTTTTGTACAGGATTAGGTCGATAGTTATTGATAACTGCTTGTGCGTTTGAAGAATCACCAATTATAATTTCACCTTTAATAAATTTGTCTTGTGCTGATATGAAAATTCTATTGTTTGCTAAATCTTCAGCAACAACAGTTGCGATTGCGTTTGATGTACTACCTGTTACAGTTTCTCCTACTGTAAATTTACCAAAAGATGAATCTTCTAAAATTATTTTATCATCAGCGTCTAACTGTGTTCTTTCTGAACTTATTTTACTACCGTCTAATAATAAGTTATCAGTACGACCTGTTTCGTTTTCTAAAGTTATACCGTCTGTAGATTCAATAGATGTAACCTGCAACTCGGCAGATTCCATAAATGTAAAATATGTTTTTAGAAATTGTACAAACTGTGGGTGATCGTCAACTACAAAATCTGGTAATTGACTATTAATGAGTGTTGAGATTTTGTCATTAAACTTTGCCATCGTACATTAGTAACTTCTACTAGTTGTGTATCCAACACCTGCCTCAGCAGAACCACCAACAAAGGTATCTTCAGAAACAGTTACTTTAGAATTTGAAACATCTATTTCTATAATTTGATTTCTTACTGGTACAACATCATTAGAAGCTGGTGTAACAGTTAATTCAATTGATGTAGATGTAACACCTCTAATATTTGAAATAGAAGAAACATTTAAAGAGTTAATTGTAATTTGTCCGTTAGAATAATCTATCGTTCCTTGTGCATTGTTAACATAATTTTTAATACCAGATGATAAAAAATATCTTCTAACATTACCTAGACCATCATCATCTAAAAACATTTCGTTTGAATTGCCTGCAACTTTAAATCCTGTTGAAGATAAAATTGGTTCGTGTCCTGAATGAGGATTATAAATGGCATTTCTAAAATAAACATCATATCTTGTAGATGAATTTAAAGTTGGTGTAAATGTTTTTCTAATATCTAAAGTTGTAATGTTTGAAAGTATAGAACTGTCAACATCATCTATTAGACCTGTTAATTTTGAATATCTAAACACACTATCAAAAGATTGTAATGTATTTGTATTATAATTTGTTATTGCGTTAATAATTTCTGATTGTAAAGTTTCAGCAGTTTTTGTTGTTGCCCGTTTATCATATTTTGCATTTACTGTTAAAATAATAGAAGTTATTTCAGGATCAACAATCTCTGGTCTTACAGACGCTACATTATAAGGTTGTAAAGAAGCAATGATGTTTTGTTTTGTTGCGTCTGTTAATGTAGAACCTGAAGCCGCTTTAATAGCAATTTTTACAACACCATAAACTGGCGTTTCATCATCTTCACCACCCCAAGCACTTACTGATAACGCATTTGGATAAATTGATTTAATTAATGTTTCATAATCAGTTGTTGTAACAGCACGATCTTGTGCTGTGTATTGTAATGGTGCATTAAATCGAATTGACTCTTTTGTTTCTGCTTCAGAACCACCTTGTGCAACTGAATTAGTTGAAATAGAAACATTTGTAAAACTATCTATAGAACCTGATAGTACAAAAGAAGAAGCACCATTAGCTTCTGTTTTATTTGTAACAATATATTCTAGTATGACAATATTGCCATCTGATAGTTTTTGTCCTATAACTCCATCGCCAAAATATACTTCAAATTTACCTGTATCGGTTTCTTGTAAGAAATATGCTTTTGAAGTAGAAGTTAAACTTTTTAATCCTGACGCCGATGTGTAAGTTGAAGAAGATGAATCTACTGAAGAAGTTTGAACTGTAACTTTTAGAGTTGAAGTATCAGCGTTAACACTTGGTATAACAAACCTTTGATCTGCATCCGAACTATCAACAGTATAACGATAAGTTACTAAAGTACCTTCATAAAGATTTATATTTGAAAATCTATAAACACCATCTGCAGGAGTAATTGTTGTATCTTCATTTGTAACAAATTGATATGTGAGCCCTTCAACTGTAGTTGTAAATACCGTTCCTTTATCCATTGTTACAGAAGCACCTGTAGCATTATTTAAAAGTATGTCTATGTTTGCAATTGGAGCTCTAGGAGATGATGGAGTATAACCCAACATCTTTGCTAACGAAACAATATTTTTTCTTATGTCTGCACTATCTAAGTATAATTCATTTGCTAACATATTAGCATTGAATCCTAAGTAATGAGTATTATATGCTAGTGTATCTAATAAAACAGCAAAACCTGAACCCTCAAAATTATAATCTGAAAATTGAGTTTGATCTTGTAAGAATGTTTTTAAATTTGATTTTATAGCATCAAAATCTAAATCTGAAACTACGAATTTATTACTTGCCATTTTATCTTAATCTTTCTAAAAATGTTTCTATTGTTACTGGTTCTGGTGCACCTACAACATAAAACATAATTCTTAAATGATAACTATTTCTATCAAGGTCTGGTTTTGCCAAAATTTGAACTAAACTAACTCTTGGTTCAAAATTGTTAATTACCTCAGCAACTTTTCTTTGTAAGTTAAGAGCAGTTAATGGTGTCATTGGTTCAAACAACATTGCTCTTACATCACTTCCTATTTCAGGATGAAAAGGTCTCTCATAATGATTTGTGTTAATTAAATTTCTAACACTTCTTTTTACTGCCTCAACGTCTGTTAATTTATTAACATCATTTGTAACAACATTTCGACCAAAGTTTAAATCTAAATCTTTATAGATTCTAGTTGATCGTTTAGAATTATTGGTGCTACTAGCATCATAGTTTGGCATAACAGTAATATTTATACGTTATCCAACAAAAACATTTGAAGAACCTGAAATCATTGCACCTGAATCTGCACTATCTCCTATTCTTCCTACAGCAATACTATTTACTCTTACTGTAGAAGAACCAACATTTAAAAAT